CAACTTTTGCCTCACCCTTGACATCATGGCCCAGCGTTATGGTCAGTTGCCCAGCCACATACTTGATCATGGCACCACGCAGGATCTAGAGATCATGCTCACTGCCTGGGACGAACAACAGCGCCAGGAAATGATCGCTGATTTGAAACGTGGCACTCGCACACGCCGGGACCAGGGCGATAAATACTCGCAAGAAGAACTTAGTGCCATGATAGGCCGGGTCAGAGGACAAAATGATCAAGGTGGACCTAAAACCAGCGCTGGATCTCATAGACCGAGCGCATCGCATACCCGATGAAGTGGCCCAAGAGGCCTTTCGCCTATTCCGCAGCCTCACCCCACGCCGCACAGGTCGTGCCCAGCGCAGCACACGCCTGCGTGATACCACCATACAGGCCCAATACCCCTATGCTGAGCCCTTGGACCAGGGTTCGAGCCGTCAGGCACCCGCAGGCATGACCGAACCAACGCTGGCACAACTGCCGCGCATCTTAGACCAGAAAGTGAGACAAGCCCGTGGCTAATCTAACCGTGGCCCTGGAACTGGCCAACCGACAGTTCAACCGTGCGCTGGATCAAAGCCAGAAGAGCCTGGAAAAGTTCGGCGACAATGTGGAACGCATTGGTCGTGACTTTGATGGTGTGTTTGATCGTGCTGCCATTGGTAGCGCTGCCCTGGGTGCTGCACTCACTGGCCTAGTGACCACAGCAGTGCAGCAGGCAGATGCCATCGTAGATCTTGCCAACGCCTATGAACTCAATGTGGGCCAGGTCTATGAGCTGAGACAGGCCTTGCAAGAAGCCGGTGGTGAAGCCAACAATGCTGGCAGGTTCTATGCTGACCTGGCCCGCAGCATCGATGAAGCAGCCAGCGGCAATCAAAGGACCCTGGACACTTTCCGCCAGCTGGGCATTTCCATCACGGACCTAGGACGTCTCAGCAGCACCGAACTCAGAGACAGATTGATCTCAGCCCTGGCAGACATACCCGATGCTGCCACCCGATCTGCATTGGCCACCCAGCTGTTTGGCAACAGCCTGCGTGGTGTGGACATTCGTGAATTCAGCAACCAGTTGCAGGAGAATGCAGGCCGATTTGATGCCACGGGAGCCAGCGCTCGAATAGCTGCCGATGCCATGGGCAACATTGAAAGGATCCTAGGCGATCTCCAGCGTGCGGCCTTGCAGGCCTTTACTCCCTTGCTGCGTGCCATCAGCCAGATCCGCATAGATTTCGATGACCTCGTGATTGCTGTCAAAGCTGTGACAGCGGCCTTCGTGGTCATGACTGGTGCTGCTGTGATTGGTGGCATGGTCAAATTGGTGGCCCAGGCCAAGGCCCTGACCTCAGTGCTGCGACGCAACCCTGTGGTGGCCCTGGCAGGCCTGGCCCTGAGCCTGGGTGTGAGTGCTGGTGTGATCAAGGATGTGTTTGCAGAAACCGAAGACGCTGCATCAGGTGTGGACCAGCAAAGCAAGAACATCGCAGGCAGCACCGGTGAAACACAGCGCAATGTGCAAGGGGCCTTGGATCTTTTAGAGCGCCAGAGATCGGCCATGAGCGCTATCACTGACCAGTTTGGCAAGCAGAATGCTGCGGCCATCACAGCAGTGCAAAACGCAGGCCGCAGGCTGACCATGACCCAGGATGAGATCCAGTTGGAAGATGCCCTGCGTGCCCAACGCGAACGCACTGCAGCAGCGCTGACAGCCTTGGAAAACAACTACCGCTCGCTGACCCAACAAGGTCGTGCCGAACAGCGCAGTTTCTATGAAGAACAGCGTCGCACCATCGAAGCCAACGGTGCTGCTGCCTTGCGCAGTCTCGAAGAACAGATACGCAAGAATCAGTATCTCACACAGATCGTAGGCAAGTTCAATGAAGCCAGTAGAGAATTGGCAGCCGGTGATCGACGGATTTTTGATATCAAAAGTCAGAATCTCTTGGCAGCCGCTGGTCTCAAAGAACGTGTGGCCCTTGAAGAAAAACTCGCAGCCATAGCCAAGCTGAGAGAAAGCACCTTGGCCAAGATCGCACAACTGCCCGAGCGTGAACAGATCGCTGTGCGCGAAGCCATTGGTATCATGTTTGAAGATGTGACCTTGCTGGAACAAAGTTTTGACAAGCTGGGCACCACCATCATTGAACAGTTCAAGGCACTGCGCGATCAAGGCCGTATCACCGAAGAACAATTCAATGCCATTTTTGGTGCACCTTTCATCCGAGCCACGGTGAGTGGTGCTGAAGCTGTGGCCCAATTCAGATCACGCACGCAAGAAGAAGCAGCGCTGTTCAGCACAGGCTGGCAGCAGGCCACACAGAACTTTGTAGACAGTGCTCGAAATGGTGCAGCCACAGCAAGGAGCCTGTTTGAAACTGCCACCCGGGGCATGGAAGATGCCTTGGTTAATTTTGCCAAAACAGGCAAGCTCAGCTTCAAGAGTCTGATCTCAGGCATCGTTGATATCATCCTGCGCAGTCAGATCAACAAACTGTTGGCACAGGTGTTTGGTGGTCAAGGTGGCAACTTCCTGAGCAGCCTGTTTGCGGGATTCTTTGCCGACGGTGGTCGCATCCCAGCAGGACGATTTGGTGTGGTTGGTGAACGCGGTCCAGAATTGGTGGGAGGTCCGGCCACTGTGACACCCATGGCTGCAGTGGGTGCTGCCACCGGACCCACCATGGTCACCTACAACATCAATGCCACCGACGTTGACAGCTTCCGTAGGCTCTTGGCACAGGATCCAGAATTCCTGTTTGCTGTCACAGAACAGGGACGCCGACGCATCCCCACATCAAGGAGATAACATGGCCACTGCCAATCAAGCCATGCAATGGATCATAGACAATGCCACTCAGCTCAGCATAGATGGTCGCGGCACAGTGGCACAGACAGCCACCAGGGAAAATGTGGTCAGGAGCGTGAGCCGTGGAGGCCGTGTTTGGCGTTTCACAGTGACGCCCAGCCCTGGAGAGACCTACACTGCGAGCCGTGCCTATCTGGCCAGACTGGATCAGATGGACCGTTTGACCTCTGCCACCATCAATCTCAGCAACCCAGGTTTTGCCGGCATCGCAGGCTACCAAGGTTCGGGTTCAGGAGGTTTCACAGTGGACGTGCCATCCTCCAGCACCACCACAGTGACCATCACAGCAGGAAGCCTGCCGTCGGGCTATGTGTGCCGTGCCGGAGACTGGTTGCAGATTGGCAGCTCAGGTTCGGTGTATCAAGTGGTGGATGATCCCAACACCGGCAACGGTGTGACAGTGACCCTTAACAGGCCTGTGGATGAAGCCACGGGTGTGTATACCGGTTACTTTGGTGCGAATGTGACTTGGACGTTGCTGTGCGTGCAAAGACCCACCTGGTTCTTGGTGCCTGCAGGCCAGAACCAATTGGTGAATTGGAGCGGTGATTTTGTGTTCTATGAGGTGCGCACATGAGCGTGGATCTTTCGGGCTATCAAAGCGCTGTTGGCGTCGCACAGTGTGTGCGTCTGGACATTCCAGGCTATCAGGTGCTGCGCCTTTCCACCTATCACAAGTATATTTCAATCACCGAAACAGATGGCATCAGCTACCCTTACGATCCTGCCGGCGTGTTGCTCAGCATCAGCGAAGGTGTGAATGAGCTGCGTGCCAGCAGCGTGGAAACACAGGTAGGACTCACCGGCATCCCCATACAGTATGCACAGACTGTGCAGGCACAAAGGATCAAAGGCAGCCGCATCGATGTGTATCGTGTGTTCACCGATCCCATCACAGATGCGGTGTTGGCCATCTCTGGCAATCCTGTGTTCATGTTCCGCGGCATCGTCAGCAACTATGGCTTCAGTGAAAGCTTCAACGAATTCAGCCAAGACTCCAGCTTGACGGTAAATCTATCATGCACCAGTCTAGTGGACATGCTTAATACCAAGATACAGGGCCGCAGGACCAACGGAGAAAGCATGCGCCAATACTACCCCACCGACACCAGTTTTGACAACATCGTCAATCTCATTGGCAGACCCTTTGATTTTGGTGGACCCATCAAGAGCACCACCAACCAGGTCAACTCAAATCAGGCCACCAACACCGGTGGCGGCATCGATCCCAGCGATATCGATCAGCTGGCACAGAGCGGAGCATGACCAGATTCGCTGTGGCCACAGATCTTGCCGCAGTGGTCCAGCTACTGCTGGCCTTTGGTCGCGAAGCTCGCGTAGGTTTCAGGGCCGCAGAAACCCAGGACGTGCGCAGGGTCACCGAACTGGTCGCGGCCTGGATACGATCACATTATGTGAGGATCGCCGAAGTCAACGGCGACATCATAGGCGTGCTCATCGCTGAACGTGCGGCCGATTTCTGGGATCCCTCTCGCACAGTGTTGCAAGAGCGTGCCTGGTATGTGAGACCTGAACACAGAGGTAGCCGAGCCAGTGCGCGGCTCTGGCAGGCCTGGCAGGCCGACAGCGATGCCTATCTCGCTGATCATCGCATTGATCTAGCAGTGATGAGCACGCAAGGGTCGGCCACACCTTTTGATCCTGCACGCAGAGGTTGGAGGATGGTCGAACAGACCTGGCTCAAGGAGGCAGCATGGCAGCATTCGTAACCGCGATCGTAGCCGCAGTTGGCACGTTTCTCACATCAACCACCATTGGTGCCTTGTTGGTGCGCACAGCACTCACGGCCTTGGTCAGCTATGCTCTCAATCGCAGCCTCACCAAACCGCAGAAGCAGACCGGTCTTGACACTGGAGTGCGGCAGCAGCTGGCTCCGGCCACCAATCACAAGATACCTGTGATCTATGGCACGGCCTACATGGGCGGTGCCATCACCGAAGCCAAGCTGGTGAATTCAGGTGGCGGCAACACCTACAATTCAATGACCGTGGTCAGCACCATCAGCGAACGCACCGGACCCATGTTCTCCACTGGCAATGCCAGTAGCTACACATTCGAAGAGTGTTACAGGAATGCTGACCGCATCATCTTTGACACAGACGGCATCACAGTGGCCAAGACCGTGGATGCCGATGGCAACGAGGACACCAGCATGGCTGGCTTGATCCGGGTCTACATGTATGCCGGCAATTCAGCCAGTGCCAGTCAGATCGCACCAGCTGCCACTTCAGTGGTGGGCAATGTGTCACCCAGTCTGTCACCTGTGGCGGCCTACAGCATCGTGCCAGGTTGGGGTGTCACAGACACCATGCAGGATCTCATTTTTGCTGTGATCAAGACCGAATACAACCGCGACAAAAATGTCACGGCCATTGGTGACTATCAGTTCAAGATCACCAATTCCATGACCCTGGGCGGTGACGTGATCTTTGACTACGCCACCAACACACGATATGGTGCTGGCATACGCTTGTCCGAATGCAACACCGGCGAAAGCGTGGCCAACACCATCTCTAGATTGAACTTGGGCACCTATGCCTGGATAGACCTATCATGAACACCATCATCGATCTCAACAGTCCGGGCAACGTCAGCTACAACTCTGCCAGTGACTACAATTTTGTCGCCAACAATGCCGGCAATCTCACCATCACTGTAGATGCCTACACTGCATTCACACCGGCCAAACAGATCACTTTGACCACATTTGCCAATGCCTACCGTGACCTGCTGGTAGATTTCAGTTTCAGCGATTACACTGTGGCCAATGTGCAGTATGTGGGCAGCTATGCCAATATTGGTCTGCTGCAGATCAGTCCTGTGACCTGGCGCTATTATGGTATCCGAGATATTGACCGCTATGATGAGGCTTTTGCCAACACCCGGGTGTGGACACAGGATCCTGCCGGTGTGTATACCATGGTGGTCGGCGTGGCTGATCAAGTGCAGGACTATCTCAATTATCAATACACAGTCACAGCCAATGCAGCACCAGCGATCGTGGTGTCCGGTAATGTGCTGTTCACCGAAGACAACCCAGCCAACATCAGCGTGGTCACGCTCACTGGCAACAGCAGCCAAACCTACAATCTCTGGGCCAACATTGATCTAGGCGGCTTTGCCCTGGGCAACGGCACAGCCAATGCCAACAGCGTGGTTGTGAGTGGCAACCTGGCCACTATCAATGCCAGCTTGGCTGGCAACACCTTAATCCTGTTGCCTGCGCCGGACTGGGCAGCCAACATAGCCTCTGCTGTGGACTTGCAACTGAGACTGGCCAACACTGCGGGCCTGGTAGACAGTGATGTTCTCAACATACAAATTGCCAACAGCCACAGCGAATACACAGTGGCCACTACCTATGACGAAGATGTGCTGCTGGCCAATCTTTTTGTTATCACAGATCAGGACACCCTGGGTGCAACCTATGATGTCAGCATCGTGCAAACTTCGGGCAACACTGGCAACTGGGTGGTGGCCAACGTGCTCGCGCCCAGCAATGTGGCCTACACCT